CTGATGTAGCACCTCCAGCACCAGTACTACAGAACAATACATTTGGATTGTTAGCTGGTTTAGCAGGAGCTGCTTTCGATGGGTTTAGTACTCATAGAGAGTTTGGAAAAACGAATCCGTTCACAGGGGAAGATTACTAATGGCATTAAAACAATTTCAATCAGGGGTCTTTGAACCAACTGAGCAGATGGATTTAATCCCTGCCATGCAAGATGACTATGAACGTATCAACCGTTCTCAAGAAAAGTACTTTAATCAGCTAAGAGAAAACGATAAGAGACGTACTGAACTAGCAGGTAAGAACTTAGAAGCTTTAGCTTCATTCTCAGGTAAGTTTAACTCTTATCTAAAAGAGAAACATAAACAACAGAAAGAAGATGAAGAGGCAACTATCTCATGGAATGCCTTAACTAAAGACTTACCAGAGGAGGAGAGATTAAAATATGATGAGGAAGAAGAAGCCTTATCTATAACAGCTACTAATACAAATAACCTTGCTGCTAATTATGAAGCAGAAACTGGTGATGTTATCAATGGAGAGAACTTCAGAAAGTTATCTGGTGATGAGAACTACACTCAAGTCAAACTCTATGTACAGGAAGAAGCTAAGAAGTGGAAAGTCTATAAAGAGAAAGCTAGAGAAACTACTTCAGTCATTATCAATGGTAAACCTTATACCTATGAAACAGCTGAAGGTGATGAAGCTACCATTAGAGCTATTGACGCTAAGATCTTATTTAACTTTAGTAGACGATTCAATGGTATTAACCCTGTCTTACTAAATAAGTATGCTAAGCCAACTATCTCTCAGGAAAATGAAACTGATAGGACAGATCGTGAACAAGCTCAGATTGCAAACATTGAGAATAAACGTACCAATGAAGCCACTGCTCAAGTTAAAAATGTCTTTATCTACTCTAATCCAGAAGAAGGATCTCAAGCTGCAAGAGATTGGGTAGACAAGAACTTATGGAGACATGATGGAGATAGAAAAGAAACTCGTAAAGAGTTTAAAAGTATATTAACGACCTTAATTCAGAATAAGGAGATTGATCCAGAGACTGCACGTCAAGTCGTAAATCATGAATTTACAAAAAGAGATGGGAGTCAAGGTAAGTTAACGGGTTGGAGAGAATGGGATAACCTAAACTCAGTCATTGATGATGCTCAAAAAGCTCGTGATGATGATGAGCTTAAAAAACTTGAGACAGAAAGAAACACAGATATTGTAAGAGTATTGAAATTAGAAAATATCTCCAACGAAGATCAGGAGACAATCGCAGGTCATTTTATAAACGAATATGGTTATATACCTGAAGAAGTAAAAAAGAAACTATATGGAGACGATGCTTATCGTTTGAATAAGTTAATTCAAAATCAAGGTGGTCTTAGACAAAGTGATCTCGATGGGGTTGATCCATCAATCTATCAAATGTTTAAACATGCAATAAAACCTGATAGAGATTTTGACATTACTACACCCTCTTCTGATCAAGTAACAGCGGCTAAAAAACTAATCAAAGCTAAATTACAAGAGAGGTTAGACGAAACAGTAGGTACTAGCGATACAGGCTCTTCAAGGTTTACTAATGCCTATAACAGTTTAGGACAAACTTATGAATCAGCATTTACAGATTCTGTAGAAGATGGAGTAGCACCAGCCCAAGCTCATAGAGAAGCTTTGAAAGTAGCTAATGAAGAATTGAAAAACAATCCAGATATATATAAGTACAACTACGGAGACATAGACCGAGAAAGATATAACTTACTTATCAGTGCAAAGAAAGAAGCTCTAAATAAAGGTTATGAGACGATTGAGTTGTCTGCACCAGAAGAAGATAAGCAAGCTTTAATTGCAGTCTCTAAAGCTCAACAGGGAGAAATACCTGATTTTTATAAACAGGTTGCTCTTAGTGAAGGAAGAAACCCTTTAACAATAGCTAATGCTCAACTTAAACTATGGGGTGAAAAACCATTAGGTGAACCAGAGGAATATGATCCAGCTGTGTTTGAATTATTATTCAAGAAAACTAGTAAATCACGTAAGGTTAGAGCACTAGTAGAGCATGTACGTTTAGAAAACAAACAAGAATATAACCTTAAAACTTCCCCCTTTAACAAAAAAGAAGTCCTATACACAGGTGATTAGCTACGGCTACATGTTGATGCTAGGCAAGTAATACAATTACCAAGGTAATGAAATGGCTTTCAAACCCATTAGTGATGAAGAAAAAAGGAAAAAGATTGCGGAATCAGAGCAATGGATAAAGGATTATGATGAAAGAGAAAAAACAAATCAACAACAAACAGAACAAAAACGTCAACAAGATCAACAAGAATTAGCAGAAGTTGAAGACTCCAGAAACCAAGAGGACTGGGGTCCATGGCAAGTAGGAGCTGAAGTAAGCTCTGCTGTTAAAGGTGGCGTTCAAGATACAGCTTCAACACTCATCACTGCACCAGAGAGAGTTATCGACTTCTTTACTGGTGAGATGGGTAGAGAAAGTAAAACAGAGGAAGGTTATAAACCTGAATCAGATGATTGGTTTGTTGATGATGAAAACCCTATCGAAACAAAGACTTGGTGGGGAGGATTAATTAGAGGTTTAACACACTATGGAACATTAGCTGCAGTACCAATCCCTGGAACAAAAGTAGTCGCAGGTAAGTTGGCTACAACAAAACTTGGTCAAACTGCTGTAGGTCTTGGAACTAAGTATGGCTCTAAAACATTAGCCAAGTTTGGTGCAAGAAAACTTACTTTAGGCAATGTTGCTACAGGCTCAGCTAGAGGTTTAAAAGTTGATGCTTTATCTATATATTCACAAGATGCAAATGCCTTACAAATAATCAATGATCACCTAAAAGAAAAAGGTAATGGTTGGTTAGATACACCTCTTACAACTAAAGATACTGATCATCCTTTGATGAAAACAGTTAAGAATCTAATTGAAGGAGGACTTGTGATTGGTCCAATCTCTGATCTTGTTCTATTTTCAATGGGAGCTGGTTTGAAATCAAGCAGAAATGTTATTGGTAAAAAGATCAAGGATCGTAATGCCAGTATAAAATCTCAGAAAAAAGAATTAGTTAAAGAACAATTAAAAGATCCAGGTTTTAGAGCACCTAAGAATGAACCAATTGCTGATCCATGGCAAGGTACTGTTCAATCAGTTGAACCTGCAATTGAAGTTGATAAGACATTACGCCGAACACGTAAAGAATGGGGAGCTGAAGAAGGATCAACGGGTCAATTAGTTAGACGATTAAATATTGAACGTGCAGCTCAATCAGCAGAAGAGTCAGAGAAAGTTATTGAAGGTATTTTAAAAGATCTTTATAGCACTAATAAACTAAGAGAATTAACAGCATCACTTAAAGAACAAGGTACAACAGTCAAACAAGCCCATAAAGAAGCTATTGAAATGTACCAACGTATAGGTGCAGGAAGAGAAGCTGTTGATCAAACACCAGAAGAATGGTTAGCTCCAATACTTAAAAGCAGAAAACAAGTATCTGAAAGTTTAGGAGGCTTTGTTCGGGTAGATCCAAAATATATCCATGCATTAGATTTATTTCAAGGTGCTCTTGTTAAAGACTTAAGAGATACAGGTATATTGGGTCGAGAGATAGCTGATTTTGCTGACTTACATGATGTTGATGGACCAGCTGCAGCCCTTGCTGATAAGCTTGTTTTAGTCTTAACAGAAGCTAAAAAGGTTAGATATGCTTGGGGTTTAGAGGGAAGACTCTTAAAAGGTCCAGTCACTCCAAAAATGGTTAAAGAAGTCAAAGCAAAGTTAGATGCAGATTTAATTCAAACAAGGGAAGCAGTTGTAGCAGCACTAAATGTAGCTAAGATTTCTGATAATGACGATCTAACAAAAGCTATATTTGAAGCTATATCAATGTCTAATGATATTAGAAATATTGAAGACTTTGATGCATTCATTCGTACCAAGTTAAGAGGTGGTGAACTGAATGGAAAAGATACAACTGGACAACTTGTTAAGCAACTACAAGCAGTGATGGTCAATAGTGTTCTAAGCGGTCCTAAGACCCCTGTAAGAGCAATTATGGGTACATCTACTGCAACGTTCTTAAGACCTATGTCTATGGCTTTAGGGGCTGCACTCAAAGGTGATGGACAGACCTATAGAGCTGCTTTGGCATCAACTAACGCAATGATGCAAGCAATACCTGAAGCATGGAAACTATTTAGAACTAACCTTAACTCTTATTGGTCTGGAGATATAGCAACTATTAAAACTAGATTCTCTAAATACTCTAAGTTTGATGAAGATTGGAAGTTATTCCAAAGATGGACAGAGGTAAGAGGAGATGATGTTGATAAGGCAGTCTTCAATACGGCTAACTTAGCTCGATCTTTAAACGACAGTAACTTCCTTACTTATTCTACTAAGATAATGGCTGCTACTGATGATGCTTTTGGTTACATCATTGGCCGTGCAAGAGCAAAAGAGAAAGCCATGCGTGAAGCTATGGAGGGTTTGAACGATGGTGACTTTACTAACATTACTCCTGAACTATTAAAAGATGCAGAGGATAGATTTCTAAAAGGTATCTTTGATAACGAAGGTAATCTAACGGATGAAGCTGCTAAGTTTGCTAAAAAAGAAGCAACCTTAACTCAAGACTTAAGTGGATTTACTAAGGGTTTAAACGATGCATTTAATGCAGCTCCTTGGGCTAAACCATTCTTCTTATTTGCTAGAACTGGAGTCAATGGTCTTGCTTTAACAGCGAAACATACACCATTAATGAATCGCTTGGTTAGAGAAAGTAGAGATATACTTAATGCTGTACCTACTAAATTAGAAGGTCTACAAAAGTATGGTATTGAATCAGCAGAAGATCTAGCTAATGCACAAGCATTAATACAAGGAAGAGTAGCTATTGGTGGTTCTTTAATATCAATGGCAAGTATGCTCTACCTAACTGGAGGTTTAAGTGGTAATGGTCCATCAGATAGAAGTAAACGTAATTCATGGACTGATGCTGGTTGGAGACCTAGACAGATAAGAATAGGAGGCGTATGGGTCAGTTATGATGCATTTGAACCATTCAACCAGATCTTAGCAACCATAGGAGATATTGGAGATCATATGGAGTTGATGGGAGAAGAATGGACAGAAGATCAGTTTATGAAATTAGCTGTTGTTCTTGCTCAAGGCGTTTCAAGTAAATCTTATTTAGCAGGTCTACAACAGTTTGCCGACTTCCTTGGAGGTGAACCTGGTCAACAAGGCAGAGTTTTAGCGAGTTTAATGAACAATCAAATACCTTTATCATCTCTTAGAAATGAATTAGGCAAAGTATTCACTCCATATATGCGTGAATTAAACTCTGGTGTCTATGACTCAATTAGAAATAGAAATCTAGTTTTTGAAAACATAGCAGGATCTAAAGCATTACCTATTAAATATGATTTAACTAATGGTAAGCCTATTAAAGATCATGACTTTATGACTAGAATGTTTAATGCTTTTAGTCCAATTCAATTCAATTTAGATTATTCCCCAGGGAAACAACTACTCTTTGAGAGTGGTTATGACTTAAGAACTTCAGTCAATTCAGTACCTTCTACACCTTCTATCAGTTTAGCTAGGCATCCTCGTGTTCGATCTATGTTCCAAAAGGCTATAGGTGAACAAAACATTGAAGCTAAGTTAAACAAATTAGCTAAAGATAAAAGGATACAAGCTAGTATAGCTAAGATGAATGCCCACAGACGAAATGGTAAAAGGTATTTAGAACCTAAAGATAACTATTATCATATGGACGTAATTAGTAGTATATTCTCAAAGGCTAAGACAGCAGCTTGGGGAAAGATAAGTCAAGAAGCAGAAGTTAAGAAGCTCATATCCGAAGAAAGATCTAAAGCTGCAGAAGCTAAAAGAAATAAGAATAAATCTATTGACCAAGTACTAATCCCAACTAGATAACCATGGCAACAGAAAAGACGTATAGCGGGGATGGATCAGATACTACATTCGATATAACATTCCCATACTTAACACATGCAGATATAAAAGTTTTTTTAAAGGAGTTGAAGAGTGGAGCTACCGCACCTTATGATGCTAATGATTATCATTATGTAAATAAATCAGATCCCGGTGATTATAGCATTAGCGGTAATACAGTTACATTCACTACTGCACCAGCTGACGGTACTACGGGAGGAGAATCTAATTTATTAAAAAATAATATAAAGATAACTAGAGCTACAGTTATTACATCTCCAGAACATGAGTATTCAGCAGGTTCGTCTATAACTGCAGCAAAGTTAAACGAAAATCAAAAGCAAGCACTCTATGCAATACAAGAAGCTGGTGAAATAACAGCAACACCTGGAGGTATTTCTACAGGAGACAAAGGACCAATCTTTGTCTCTAGTGATTCATCTTGGGCTATGCAAGCTAATAGTATTGCTAATACTCACTTACAAGACAACGCTGTTGATACTGCTGAAATCAAAGCTAATGCTGTAACAATGGATAAGTTAAATAGTGGTGCATTACCTACAGATATAACAGTAGATCATGGGAATATAGTTGCTGATGCAATAAGAACTGCTGAGATAAAAGATAGTGAAATAACCTTAGCTAAGTTAGCTACTGCTGTAGCAAATTCACTGAATCCTGTAGGTACTGTTATATGGTTTGCAGGATCTACACCTCCAAAGGGTTACTTAAAAGCTAATGGTGATACTATTCAAGATGGTAATACTTCTATAAGTGGAAATGATTCTGATGGAGATGCTATTGGTACAGTAAATACTGCAGCATTATTTGCAATTACAGGGGCTACATTACCTGACCTACGAGGTGAATTCGTAAGAGGTTTTGATGACGGTAAAGGTACAGATAATGGTAGATCAATAAGATCAACTCAAGCAGATCAGAACAAATCGCATAGTCATACTGCTGCAGCAGTTACCGATTTCACAGGAACTATAAAAGGTATTTCTGAATCATTTGCATCTTCAGGTACCGCTAGTGGAGCATTTTCAAAAGGTGGTAGTTTTACTTGTGGTGCTACACCATCAGGAAGTTCTGATAATGGTAACTGTTCACAAGTTGCATTTGATGGAAACCATTCGCATACTATCGCAGACGACGGAGGAACAGAAGCAAGACCTAGAAACATAGCTTTACTAGCATGTATTAAATACTAAAAAGAGATATGGCTGCAACTACAAAACCTTATACACAACAAGCTGGAGGTCAAACGATATACACATTTGACTTCCCTTATCTAAAAACTGAAGACGTGAAGGTATCGTTAAACGGTGCAAATACAACTGAATATACATTTCCAACAGCCACCTCCATCCAATTAAACTCGGCTCCCGATCCAGGAGTAGATATACTAATTTACAGGAAAACTGATATAGATGCAGCTAAAGCTGTGTTCTCTCCTGGTTCAGCATTTAGAGCTACAGATCTAAATAACAACACTGATCAAAGTTTATACTTTGCTCAAGAAGTCGCTGATGTTAGTAACCCACTTATAAGCAATTCATCATCATCTTCATCATTTACTTTAGATCAATCAGCTAAGACAGATGGTTCTGTTATTTATTATAGCTCTAGTGCTTCAAAGTTTAAAGCTGATACGACTCAAACATTACAAAAAATCGTGGACGGAGGCTCCTTTTAAAACATGGCTCAAATTAGAATAAAAAGATCTACTGGATCAACCGCACCTAATCAAGGTGATAATACTGCCTTAGCGAACGCAGAATTAGCGTTTACTGAAGGTAACGATATACTTTATTATGGTGAAGGAACTAGTGGCGATGTTGCAGCTAGTGTAATTAAGATTGGTGGTTCAGGTGCTTTCTGTGACCTAACAAATGCACAAACAGTAGCTGGTAACAAAACATTTAGTAATAATGTTACTGTTACTGGTAACTTAACTGTTAACGGTACAACAACTACCGTAGCAACAACAAATACAACTGTTTCAGATAATCTACTAGAATTAAATAGTGGTGCTGGTTCTAACGCTAATGATTGCGGATTACTAATTGAAAGAGGTGAAACTGGTGATAATGCCTTTATTGGATGGGATGAATCAACAGATAAGTTTTTAATAGGTACAACTACAAATACTGCTAGTTCAACTGGTAACTTAACAGTTAGTACAGGTACACTTGTAGGTAACTTAGAAGGTAACGTAACTGGTAATACATCTGGATCTGCTGGTAGTTTTACTGCTGGTAGTGCTGCTAATCTTAATAGTGGTCTACTTCCAGCTGCACGTATAGCAGATGATTCTATTACAGAAGCTAAATTAGATGTTAGTAATTCTCCTACAGATGACTATGTGTTAACCGCTGATTCAGGTCAAGGTGGAGGCTTAAAATGGTCTGCAGTTGCTGCTGGTGGTTTATCAGATGAACAAGTTCAAGATAAAGTAGGGGCAATGTTCACTGGTAATACTGAAACAGGAATTTCAGCAACATACCAAGACGGAGATGGAACTATCGATCTTGTAGTTGGAACACTTAACCAAGACACAACTGGTACCGCTGCAATAGCAACTACAGTTACAGTTGCAGATGAGTCTAGTGATACAACATGTTTCCCTTTATTTGCTACTGCAGCTACAGGGGATTTAGCACCTAAGAGTGATTCTCAATTAACTTATAATTCTTCAACTGGTGAATTAGGGTGTGGAGTTATAGATGGAGGCACATGGTAAATTATGGCATCCATACTACATAAAAGAAAAGCTGCTAATCCATCCGCAGGCGATTTAACTGTAGGTGAATTAGCTATTAATACCTCTGATGGAGGTTTATTTACAAAGACTTCTGGAGGCTCAGTCGTTGAGATTGGGTCTGGAGGAGGAGGAGGAGGAGGAGGCTCCCCTGGAGGAGCTGATACTCAAGTTCAGTACAACTCTTCTGGTAGTTTTGAAGGATCTTCTAATCTTACATTTGACGGTACAAACCTAGCTGTTGGCGGCACAGTAACAGCAACATCTACTGCAATAGCTACAGGTGGTGTTAGAAAAATTTTCACTTCTACAAACGCACCAACAGCTTCTGATGGAGCTATAGGTGATATATGGCTAAAATACTGACGAGGATTAATTAAATGACTGTTTATTATCTAGATCCTGAAGGTGGAGACGATTCCAATAACGGGGAATCATTTGCAAATAGAAGAAAAAAAATAATAAATGTTAATGGCAATTCTGAAATTCGTATTATGAAGTCTCCTGAACCTACAAGTTTAGGTAATGGTAGTTGGGAAATATGTCCTATAGCTACTGGTAATGGTACTAATCAGACTACTGTAATATTAGAGGATAGTATAAGGCACTTATCATCATCAACTTTTGATGGTCAAAGTAGTGGTAATCCTACAACAGTTGCTAAGAGTAATCATGGTCTAAGTACAGGTGATACTATATGGGTTAAAGAGGATGATGAAAGTTATGCTTATGCTGGCGTACATCAGATTACAAAAGTTGATGATGATAACTTCACGTTAGATGGAACAGAAAACGCTGCTGATACTGCTAGTTATACAACAGGGAGTGTTTGGAAATTAAATCCTTTTTGTGTAAGGCTTGCTAGTTCACCAATTAAAAATATTATTTGTCATCAAGGTTTAGATGGTAGCGGTGATAAAGATTGGACAATTGATCAAGGTACTGGTGGTCGTGATACGGGTCGTTATCAAAGTGGTTATTTTAGTGGAAGATGGTTTAAACCTGGAAATAATGTAAATGGAAAGGTCGCTCATATTCAATTAGATAATGCTTTAGACCTTAGTGGTTATCAGCAAATCAGCTTGAGGTATTTTTGGGAGTACATAAGTAGTGGTAACAAAAGCCAAGAAGATGTTTTTTCATTACGTCTTTGTTCTGATACTGACGGAAATACAACAGTTCATACAGTCCCGATTAAACCACCAGCAGGAGATGACGTAGATAAATGGGGTTGGTACACTCATGATTTTGGAACAAATTTAAACTCTTCAATCCAATCCATTGCGTTATATGCTGATAAAGCGATGCAACATGCTAGTAATGAAATAATCTTAGATAATGTTATAGCTTGTAAAGCTAAATCATCTGCTGATTCTTTACATCATGGAAGTATAATTGGTAAGGGTACGACACACATGTCTAATTGGTATCCAATTTTGGCAATCGTCGATAAGGTTGTCGTTTTCCAAACTTATTGGAATCCAACAAACGGTTTAGACGATTATACTAGACCTAATGTAGTTGAAACAACAGAGACAGTAACAACGTATAAAAGAGAATGTTTTACAAGACCTGAATACTACGATAGTTCTGAACACAGTGATTCTCCTTTCATACAGATTGCCAATGACCACAACGTAACAATCAGTGGTGGATGGAATACTACGGATATGTCTACTCAAGACACAAACGCAGGATCGTGGTTGGCACTACAAAGTGGTATGTACTCTGGAATAATGGCAACACAGATTACTGATGGCAGCTACTCTAATATAGGTGTTGTGAGAGGTCTTAATCAGTACTATATAAGTGTAGACAATGGTGGTGGTGGAGAAGTAACAAACTGCCAAGGAATACTTGCAGACAAAACTCTCAACAGCTCTGATTACACGATTTATGATAACTGTAAGACGTTTGGTTGTACTATATTTGGAACAAATTCTGTTAATAATACACCTTGTAATAACCTTATTAAAAATTGTACGTTTATAAATAGCTATAATATTAATGATCAACTTCGTGGCGTTAATACTTGGGATAACTGTACATTTATAGGAGAAAAACTTCCTGCTTCTTTTCTATTTGGCTTAAATAAGGGGAAAAATATATATAGCAATTGTACTTTTAAACATATATATAGTATTCTTCATGGAGAAGATTTTGCAGGTCATCATTCATTTACAAATTGTTCCTTTGAAAAAATAAACACCATACTTCAACCAACACCAGATCAAGATGATGGTAAATGGAATGATGAATTGGGTTTACCTACTTTATCATTTATAAACTATAACAATACAGCTAATGATCATCGTTTATATTTTATGAATGGTCTAATGACAAGTGATACTTCTATTACACAATCTGGGTCAGGTCTATCATGGAAATGGACACCATTATCAGTTACTCAGGATGTTACAAGAACTGCTCTTAATCCACTTCCATTTAAACTTGCTGAAGTATATGTAGCTGCTAATTCACAAGTAACAGCAACAATTTATGCAAGAAGAAATGCCAATAATACTGATGATTATGTAGCACTAGCAGCATTAGCAAAGGACAACTCTGTAGTAGGGATAACAACAGATGTTAAAAGTTCTGCTTTATCTGGATCGGTTAATACTTGGCAACAATTAACACTAAACTTCACTCCTACTAAGGAAGGGGTCGCAACAATTACTGCGTTAATGTCTGCAAATGCTACATCAGATAGCGTCTGGGTTGACACACTGGAGATAACCTGATGGAATACATAATTCAATACAAAGAAAAAAGACCTGCTGGAGATTGGTTAATTACCGCAGAATCAGAAGAACAAGGGTTCTATCATGGAACGTTTGATTATGAACCAACGTCTACACAAGTGGATGAAAAAGCGAGAACAGCTTTTGCTGAACAAATAAAATATAAAGAACGGAATGCAGCAGAAGCAGCTCGAATAGCAGAAGAGGAGGTGCAGGAATAAATGGGATTAACTAGTAAACCAACTCTTATAAGTCTTGATAAAGTTGGTCCATGGGGTCCGGCAATTCGTATTAAAAGATTAGGTAATACAGAGGAAGTAATTGGACCATGGGGACCAGGGTATTTTGTAGGTGGATCGAGTAATCTTGTTTATGTAAAAACAGCAGCAGATACTTGGAGTACTGTTAATAATATTTATTTAAGAACAGCAGCAGATACTTGGAGTGCTGTTAATCAATTCAATATTAAGAAAACTGCATCGACTTGGGATGGAACAGGTGATGAAATGCCTGGTAGTGATCTTGTCTTTGACGTTTTAGCTCCAGTATTTCAGTCAGCAGCAACGACTACTGATGGAACTAAAGTTATTCTTACCTATAACGAGACATTATCTAATACAACTGCTGCTGCCTCTGCCTTTGCTGTTACAGATGGTGGTTCTGCTGTAACTGTGTCGAGTGTTGCTGTATCTGGATCAACAGTTGAATTAACAATGGATTCAACTCTACAGGTTGGTACTGCAATAACAGTCGCCTACACTGATCCAAGTGGTTCGGATGACGCTAATGCTATACAAGATGCTGCTGGTAATGACTCTGTTTCTTTAAGTGCCACTTCAGTTACTAATAACACTGTGGCTCCAGTATTCCAATCTGCTGAGACGAATACTAATGGAACAAAAGTTATATTGACTTACAACCAAACATTATCATCTACAACGGCTGCTACTTCTGCTTTTGCTGTTGTTGTAAATAGTTCTGCTGCAACAATAAACGCTGCTGCTAGAGGTAGTAATACATCC